CGGCGGCTTTTGCCATTGATAAAATTATCAGTTTCGGCAAAGAAGTTGTGAATATGGCGGCGGAAGTTTCCGCCGAAGTTTCCGCATTTGAACAAATCATGGGCGATTATTCCGATGAAGCAAGCGCAAAGGTTGCTAAAATTGCGGAAGCTACCGGAATGGTAGATACACGATTAACGCCCTATATGACTTCCATGACCGCAAAATTTAAGGGCCTTGGATATGATGTTGAAGATGCTACCGATTATGCAGCGCGTGGATTGAATCTTGCAGCGGATGCGGCGGCTTTTTGGGATAAATCGCTTGATGAATCTATGTCCCATTTGAACAGCTTTATTAACGGTTCTTATGAGGGCGGTGAAGCAATCGGCCTTTTTGCAAATGATACACAAATGGCCGCTTATGCAGTTGAACAAGGTATTGTTTCCGAAACTAAAGCATGGGCGGAATTGGACGAAGCAACAAAACAGGCCACGCGCTTACAGTATGCGGAAAATATGTTTGAAATGTCCGGTGCTACTGGACAGGCTGCAAAAGAAGCGGATCAATACGCGAATGTTCAAGCAAATTTAACTGAAAAATGGCGGCAATTTAAAGCCCAAATCGGTGAACCATTGCTTCAAAATGTTGTTCTTCCGGCAATGGAAAAGCTTTCCGGGATTGTGGATATTGCAAGTCAAAAATTTGAAGAATTGAAAACATGGATTTCCGAAAATCAAACGACAATTCAAGTTTTAATCGGAGTTATTGCGGGGCTTACCGCCGGAATTATTGCTTATAATGCCGTTTTAATGGCTATGGAAGTCAAAACAAAAGCAGCAGCAGCGGCGCAATGGTTATTGAATGCCGCGCAAAATGCAAATCCAATTGGATTGATTATTTCAGCAATCGCCGCACTTGTCGCAGCTTTCATTTATCTTTGGAACAATAGTGAAGAATTCAGAAACTTTTGGATTGGACTATGGGAAAAAATCAAATCAGCAGCTTTAGCAGTTGCGGAATGGTTTTCTTCAACTTGGCAAGCTGTTTCTGATTGGTTTGTTAATCTTTGGAACGGAATTAAAGAAACCGTTTCTACCGTATGGGAAGGAATTAAAAATGCCGTTCGTATCGGATTAGAAATTATCGGTTCTTTGATTTCGGCAGCATGGCAAATTATTACTTTGCCTTTCCGGTTCATTTGGGAGAATTGCAAAGAATATGTTTTTGCAGCTTGGGAATGGATCAAAGAAAAAGTTTCCACGGCAATTAATGTTGTAAGTGACATTATTACAACGGTTTGGACAGCAGTTTCCGGATTCTTTTCTACAATTTGGAACGGAATTAAAAATACAGTTGGCGGGGCTTGGGATTGGATCAGTGAAAAAGTTTCCACGGCGATTAACAAAATTAAAAGCATTGTAACAACGGTGTTCAATGCTGTTAAATCCGTTGTTACAACAGTTTGGAATGCAATTAAAAACGCTATTTCTGTTCCGATTAATGCGGCGAAAAGCCTTGTTTCAAGCGTTGTAAATGGAATTAAATCAACTGTTTCAAGCGTGTTTAACGGAGTCAAATCAAGCGTTACAACTGTTTGGGATGGAATTAAAAACGCAATTAAAAAACCGATTGAAGCGGCCCGCGATCTTGTAAAAGGTGCAATTGACAAGATAAAAGGGTTTTTCGATTTTGATTTCAAATGGCCCAAATTGAAAATGCCCCATTTTGGAATTAGCCCGTCCGGATGGAAAATTGGTGATTTGTTAAAAGGATCAATTCCGAAGCTTTCCATTGAATGGTACGCAAAGGCTATGAATAATCCTATGATTATGACCCGTCCGACACTGTTCGGATATAATTCAAACGGTGAATTAATGGCGGGTGGTGAAGCAGGGCCGGAGGTTGTTTCCGGTGTTAATACTCTAATGGGAATGATTCGTTCCAATATTAGAAACGAAATCAGCGGAACGGAGCAGCGGCTTGAAACGTTAATTTCAATGCTTGCGGAGTATATGCCGGAGCTTGTCAGCAATAGCAGCAAACAGATTGTTCTTAATAATGGCGTTCTTGTCGGGGAACTTGCTTCCGGAATGGATTCAAGGCTTGGCGAAATCAACAGATTAAGGGAAAGGGGACGTTAAAAAATGAAAATCAAAGGCGTTAAATTTGGCGATTATCATTCTTGGCGGGACTTTTCCCTTATTCTTGGAGAAAAAACAATCGGAGCCGCCGAAACAAAAACACAAAGCGTTGAAATACCGGGAGCGGATGGCGTTCTTGATATTACTGAATATTTCGGGGATATAAATTATAAAAATAGGCTGCTATCTTTTAAGTTTTCGACAATTGTTAGGCAGCAAGAATTTTTAAATCTGTTTTCTAAAATTCAAAATGCGATCCACGGAAAGAAAATCCGGATTATCCTTGACGATGATCCGGATTTTTATTATGTGGGCCGTGTTTCTGTTTCAGCATGGAAAGCAAATAAAAATATTGGGGAACTAACAATTGATTGCGATTGTGAGCCGTTCAAATACAAAATGTATGAAACGATCATAACGGAAGATATTAACGGAACAAAAGAGATTGTTTTAAACAACTTGCGGCGGCGTGTAAATCCGGTGATTAAAACAAGCGCGGAAATGAATATTATTTTTCAAAATAATAGTTATAGAGTTTCCGCCGGAACTTGGACTTTCCCGGAAATTTATTTGACAGCGGGAAAGAATTTTTTAACTGTTTCGGGAACAGGAACAATAGAAATCAAATATCAAGAAGGGGGGCTGTAAATGTATAAAGTTTATTCGGATAACTATTTGTTATATGATCCGGAAATTGAAACTTTGAAGATTTTCAGCCCCAAACTTGATGTTGAATTGAATAAAACCGGAAGCTTTGATTTTTTGATTCATCCGGAACACCCTTATTTTGATAAACTTGAAAAATTAAAATCAATTATTACAGTTTATCAAGACGGTTATTTAATTTTCCGGGGAAGAATCTTAAACGATGCACAAGGATTTTATAACGAAAAGCAAGTTTCTTGTGAAGGGGAACTTGCTTTTCTTTGTGATTCCATTCAAAGGCCGTGGGATTTCATGAGCGGTGACAAGCATACTACCGTTGAAGAATTATTCACGTTTTTTATTGAAAATCACAATTCCCAAGTTGATTCTGATAGACAATTCAAAGTTGGAAGAATAACGGTTGTCGATCCAAACAATTATATTGTTCGTTCCGATTCCACTTATTTAAATACCTGGGATTCTATTAATAAAAAATTGATAGAAACTAACGGGGGATATTTACAAGTTCGGCATGAAGAAGACGGAAATTATATTGATTATCTTGATGATTTCGATGTGATTTCAAATCAAACAATCGAATTTGCAAAAAATCTTTTAGACTTTGACAAGATCATGAAGGGGGAAGATATTGCAACGGCTATCATTCCCCTTGGAGCAAAAGAAGAATCCGAAACAGAAACTTCTTCCGAAAAAAGGCTTACAATTTCAGATTTGGAAGATGAAGAAGCGGACGATATTTGTAAAAAAGGCGATTATGTTTATTCAAAAGAAGCCGTTAAAAAATACGGATGGATTTTCAAAACTCAAACATGGGACGATGTTACACAAGCTATAAATCTTTTGAGAAAAGGGAAAGAATATCTTTCAACTTCAATCAATCAATCCGTAACAATCGAATTGAGCGGCTTTGATTTGGCGGCTTTGAACAAGGATATTTCCGGGTTCAAACTTGGAACTTATATCAAAGTTTATACGAAGCCCCACGGAATAGATTCAACTTTTCTTGTAAAAAAGCTTTCTATTGAATTGACAAATCCGACAAGTAATAAATTAACGCTTGGAACAACGTATTTGACTTTTACGGAGCAAACAACGAATTCAAGCAATTCAACAAGCAATCTGATACAAAAAGTTGAAAACGTTGAATCAAATTTGGGAATTACAAATGACGCAATTATTGAATTGCAAGAGCAAACAAGTTCCCAAATTTCGCAAACAGCAACGGAAATTATTAAAACTGTTTCGGAAGATTATTATTTAAAATCGGATGCGGAAGAATTAGTTGAATCTATCAATACAAAGTTCACACAAACAAATGATTCTTTTGAATTTCAGTTTAACGAATTTTGGAAAGAAATAGAGGATGTTCAAGCCGGAACGGATGCGCAATTTCAAGAGATTACAAAATATATTCGTTTTGAAAATGGAAATATCATTCTTGGAGAAGAAGGAAACAAGCTAACTTTGCGGATTGAGAATGATAGAATTTCATTTTTGGAGAATAACGCGGAAATTGCATATTGGCAAAACCGGAAATTTTACGCCGTGGACGGTGAATTTTTAAGTTCTTTGAAGCTTGGAAATTTCGCTTTTATTCCCCGGCAAAACGGAAATTTGTCATTTAAGAAGGTGACTTAATGGCGACAAGCGGAACTTATACAACTACAATTCGGACGGGTTATCAGATAAAACTTGTTTGGGAAGTTACAAGCCAAAATGTAACAAACAATACTTCCGCCGTTACAGTTAAAGCGCAGCTTGTTTCAACAGGAAGTTCTTACACGATCAATTCAAGCGCAACGAAATCCGGCACGTTAAAAATTAACGGAACAAGCTATTCATTCACTTTTAATGCGTCTCTTTCCGGAAATCAGACAAAAACAATTGTAACAAAATCCGTTACCGTTTCACACAATGCGGACGGAACAAAATCTTGTGCTTTTGAGGTAAACGCCGGAATCAATGTTACACTTTCCGGAACTTACTATGGAACAGTTACCGCAAAAGGAACGGGAACTTTCAATACCATTCCAAGGGCTTCAAAACCGTCTCTAAGCGCTTCAAGCGTTGAAATGGGTAAATCCCTTACCATTACCACAAATCGCGCCACAAGCGCTTTTACGCACGTTCTAAGCTATTCTTTCGGTAGCTTGTCCGGAACGATTGCTTCAAACGTTGGCGCGTCTTATGCGTGGACTGTTCCCCTTTCCCTTGCAAACGCAATTCCAAGCGCTACAAGCGGAAGCGGAACAATCACTTGTAAGACTTATAACGGATCAACTTTGATTGGTACGACTTCCGTTAGCTTCAAAGCAACGGTTCCGGCTTCCGTTGTCCCGTCAATTTCAAGCGTTGCAATTTCGGAAGCAGTTTCCGGAATTGCGGCGAAATTTGGCGGATATGTTCAACATCAATCGAAATTGAAAGTTGCAATCACGGCGGCGGGAGCTTACAAAAGCACTGTTACAAAATATCAAACTGTTATTCAATCCGTAACTTATTCCGGTGCTTCTTTCACTTCAAATATTATTACCGCAAGTGGAACAATGGCGGTTAAAACAACGGTTACAGATTCACGCGGAAGAACAGCCACGGTTACAAATAACGTTTCTGTTCTTGCCTATGCGCTTCCTAAAATCACAACGTTTAACGCTTTCCGATGTGACGCGAACGGGAATGAAGATACAGACGGAACAAGGGTAAAAGTTGAACTTAACTTTTCAATTTCCAGTGTAAACAACAAAAATGATAAATATTATGAAGTTGTTTATAGAAAGAAAGATTCTAATGAATCATGGGGCGCTATTGCTTCCGGAAATATCTATTCCAGAAATGAAAGCTTTGTTTCCGGATCATATTTTAATGTTGATTATGCCTATGAATTAGCATTGCAGCTCTACGATTATTTTAGCGGTTCACGGGCGGAACTTGATATTCCAACGGCTTTCACTTTAATAGATTTTAAAGCAAACGGAAAAGGAATTGCTTTTGGAAAAGTTGCGGAAACGGACAATTTACTTGATATTGATTTCCCGATTTTGGCGCGTAGGGGCGTAAGCTATGAACCGATTGAAGCGGGAACAAATTTGAACGATATAACCGCGCCGGGGTTCTATGGGAGCGCAAGCGCCGGATCAGCTAATTTTGTAAATTGCCCGTTTTCTTCCGGAACTTTCACGCTTGAAGTCATGGATGCCGGAATGGAAGGGCAGCTTTACCAACGAATAACTTCTTGTTCCAAGGATTCAAGTATAAGTTATGAACGCTTTTATTATTCTAATGTTTGGGGAGCTTGGAAGAAGATAAAAGATTTTGACGGGGCTTTGCTTTGGTCGGGCGCGTGGTATATGAACGCAAGCCAAACAGCCACGTTATCACAAAAAGTTAGCGATCAGCCGAACGGAATTGTTCTTGTGTTTTCCCGGTATTCAAGCGGACAGGCCCAAAATTATCATTGGCGAACGTTTTTCATTCCAAAATATATGGTGGCAAATCACGCTTCCCAAGGGTTTTCATTTTTAATGAACGATGTAACTTTCAGTTATATTTGCAGCAAATATTTATATATCCATGATGATAAAATAGGCGGCAATGATAATAACGTATCAACCGGAACAGCAAACGGGATCACTTATGCAAATAACGCTTGTGTTTTGCGTTATGTAATAGGAGTTTAAAAATGAAAGGGGATTCAAAAAATGTTCACTAAGAAATGGTTTAAGGCGGCAGCAATCCGCGCAATTAAGACGGTTGCACAGACGGCAATTGCAACGATTGGAACGGCGGCGGTAATGTCTTCCGTTGATTGGATGATGGTTCTTTCCGCTTCTGTTCTTGCGGGCGTTCTTTCCTTGCTTACGAGCGTTGCCGGGCTTCCGGAAGTGAAAGAAGGGGATTAAATGTCCCCGGACACAACGATTAGTGTTTCTTTGATTCTTTCAGTTATTTCTTGCGTTGGTGTGATTGTTGCAATAATCAGCACGTTCAAGAAAGACAATGAATCACGAACAAATGAAAAGCTTGATATTGAAAAGAATTTCGTAAAGGTTAATGTAAAACTTGATAACTTTTGTGATTCTATTAATGCGCTTGTAAAGCAAAATGAAAAGGCAACGGACGAAATAAGATATATCCGGGATCACCTTGTTAGAAACGAAGAAAATATTGAAATGCTTTTTCGTTATCATGACGATCATGAAGAACGGATTAAACGATTGGAGGACAAAAACAAGTGAGCTTCAAGGGAATTGATGTTTCAGCTTGGCAGGGCCGTCCAGATTGGAAAAAAGTAAAAGAAAGCGGAATTGAATTTGCAATTTTGCGGGCCGGATATGGGAAAAATCATGTTGACGGATCATTTCATTATAACGCAAAGGCTTGTAATGAAATCGGGCTTCCTATTGGTGTTTATTGGTTTTCTTATGCGTTGAATGTGGATGAAGCAAAGAGGGAAGCGGATTATGTTTGTAATGCAATCGAAGATTATAAAATTGAATATCCGGTGTGCTTTGATTATGAATATGATTCCATTAACAATGCTAAGAAGAACGGTGTAATTCCCGATTATGCATTGATTCAAGCAATGGCGGAAGCGTTCTTAAAGCGAGTGGAAGAACGCGGCTATTATGCTATGAATTATTCAAATCTTGATTTCTTGAATTACGGTTTTGAAAAATTAACTTCAAGATTTGATACTTGGCTTGCGCAATGGTCTTCCAAGCCAAGCCGGGAATGCGGAATTTGGCAGTATTCCGACAAAGGTTCTATTCCTGGGATTGCTGGGAATGTTGATTTGAATATTGCTTATAAAGATTATCCCGCAATTATCGCCGGAAAAACTAAGGAAGAAAAGCCAAAAAAGAAAACTATTAAAGAGCTTGCGGAAGAAGTTATTGCGGGAAAATGGGGAAACGGTGAGGATCGAAAAGCCCGTTTGACCGCCGCCGGATATAATTATAATTCGGTTCAAAAGAAAGTTAATGAATTGCTTGCAGCAAAAGAACAGAAAGTTGAATATTATACCGTTCGTTTTGGCGATACGCTTTCCGCTATTGCGAAAAAGTACGGGACAACTTATCAAAAGATTGCAGCGGATAACGGGATTAAGAATCCGAATAAAATTTATATCGGGCAAAAATTGAAGATCGTTAAATAAGTTAAAGCCGGGGTTTTATGCCCCGGCTTTTTCTTTTTGTTCAGCTATCTTTTTAAAATTTTTTATTAGTTCTCTAACATACTTTTCAGCGGCTTTTTTGGTGAAACAGATTTCATGTAACTTGCCTGTTTTCCCGTTTTCTGGATTTGTATACCAAATTTCATATGCAAAGCGCGGGCCGTTTTCGATCATGCTTCCATAGTAGAACGAAACGAATTTAAAATCCTTGAAGCGTAATTTCATTTTATGTACTTCCTTTCTTTAACTTACGGGCTTATTATATGCCATTTAAAATGGCTTTTCAATTCGCAAAATGTACAAAGTTTTTTGAAGTTAATTATTCAAAATGACGAATATACACAAAAAAGCCGGGGCATAAAACCCCGGCTTTTTCTTTTATTTTAAAACCAAATACGTACACTATAATGATAGTATTCTTTTAAAATACTAACAGAAATGAAAGTATCACATATTTTCACGAATTTGTTATTTTCTTCATCTAAATAGATTTGCCGTTCGATAAAAGAATTCTCATTGTGAATTGTTGCTATACTATTTGTTTTTTTCATTAAATTTGACACTTCCTTTCTTCTTACACGAACTAATGTTCGTTTGTTACACTATACCTACTTTGATAGCGTTTTCAAACAATAAAATACAAAATTTTTAAAAAATGTAATTAATAAGTTAAAAGCCCCGGAATTAACCGGGGCTTTTTCTTTTTATGCGATTTTCTTAAGGGCTTCAACGTACTTATTGAAGAATCCGAGACTTGCAAATTCCTTGATAAGAATGTTCAAATCGTCTTTCCTTAAGCCCTTGGTAAGAGAGATTTTAAGGATTTCCGGAAGATCAAGCGTCCCTTCAAGCTTTGCAATCCTTTCCATAGAACGATAGGAAAACAGGCAGCGGATTCCGGTTTTATCGGTGATTTTCCGGAACGTCCGGGCGAAGTTGCAAAGATCAGTGTTTCCGTTCGTTACGCTTTCTTCAATCGCCGGGGAATAGTTAATTTCGATCAATGCGAAACGATCAAGGGAACTTGCGTCCAGTTGATAACGGCCCGTATATTCAATATCCGCGCCCGTTCCAACGGTGTTTCCGGCGGCGATCACACGGAAATTCGGATTTGCTTCAACCTTGCCCGTGGGAAAATCGAAATATCCGTTTGCGATTGCTGCATTAAGAATAATGAGCGTTTCCGGAATAGAACCGTCCATTTCGTCAAGGAAGAACAAGCCGCCGTTCGTGAAAGCCTTGTAAAATTGCGTTTCGTGATAATTGCCGTTTGCGTCAATGAATCCCTTCAATTGATATTCTTGGGTTACGGCGTTGGTAAAGTAGAAATCAAGCCCAAGCCCTTCCGCAACTTGCTTGCAAATTACGTTCTTGCCCGTTCCAGCAGCGCCGGAGAGGAAAACAGGAATATCAAGATTCACAAGCTTCAAAACCTTTTCAAAGGCTTCATGGGTTACGCCCTTGACTTCATGATTTCCGGCGGGGGATTTCACTTCAACAACTTTGGGGAGCATTCCGAAGGTTTTAATAATGAAGTCGTTCAGTTGGGGCTTGGCTTCTTCCACGATCTTATCAACGGAAGCGGCTGCAATCGTCTTGATAAGAAGATTTTCAAGTTCGCTTCCAACGGTGGAAGCGGGATCAGCAGCGGGGGCGGGCTTGGAAAACTTCTTTTCGATCTTTTCAAGCTCTTTCTTTGCCGCCGCAAGATTCGCTTCAACTTCCGCCCGAAGATGCGGGTAAAGGGGCTTTTGCGTGGGATCAGAGACACAAGCGAAACTTCCGGTTGCTTTGTATGTACGATTCTGGTACATAGCAAGGATTTCGTTGTTATCGTCCGCAACAAGAAGAACGCGCTCACACTGTTTAAGAATAATCATTTTTTATGTTCCTTTCTTGAAATGTTTATTTAGGATGGCTTTATTATAGCAAATGCCATTTAAAATGGCAATAGGCAAATCAAACAAAAATCCGCCATTTTGTTTGGCGGATTTGTATATTATTTTTCAATGTTCAAGCGTTTAATAATTTCGTCCGGATCATACTTGCATTCCTTAGTGATTGCAAGATTGATAAAGTATTCATTTTCAGCAAGGAAGTTTTTCTTGATGTAATCCAAATCGCTTAATTGACTACCATATCCCCATTCCCATCCGCTATCTTGAATTTCCGGTTGCGTTTCAAGCCATTTGAAGCCTAAACGCCGGAACATGGAAGGATGCGCGAGAGGGAAGCAAAGCTTTTGTAAATCAAGATGTTCCCTATAATCCTTCAAATCTATTGTTCCCCAAGCTCTTTCATTGCCGCCCGTTGCACACCAAAAAGCAACTTTTAAATTTACACGATACCCGCGCAATTCCAGAGTATTAACAACACCAATTGCAGCGATTCCGGAAGTTATAAATTCGTCCGCTTCCGTTCCGCAATTTTCAGTGATTCCGACAACGATAGAAACGGCCTTGACTTTTTGGGGCTGCGCTTTTGTGAGAATCATAGAATTTGGAAGCCCAAGAATAGCATTTGGAACATGGGGGGCATATCCGATAACGCCCGTTTCAACTTTCCGGCGGTTCCGGACTTCCGTTCTTTTGAATTCGTTGGAAACGCCCGTTTTGATCTTGGGAAGAATTTCAGTGTAACCGTTCCGGAAAAGCTCTTTTGCTTCATCCATAGATTTT